CCTGCCTCCGTTGGGCACTGCGAAAAGGTTGTGGCGGAACTTGGGGTGCTGTGCGCGAAACCATTCCACACATGAGCATTGCAAGCGGTGTTCCTCGTCGGAGGGTCTTCTGCGCGAGCGCGGCTGCTCGTCGGCCATTGCGCGCATGATGTCGAACGTTGATTTTGAAATCATGGCTAACTCCTTTCTATTAGTGCGTCATAAAGGAATATGTCACCGAATTGGGGACTTTTGAAAATTGTTACCTGATTGTTCATCGTATTGTATTTTTATGTTGATTTGTGGAGAGAGCAGGTGTCGAACCTGCATCTCGGTGCCGTTCTACATTTCCACACGGCTACCGCGCTTTTCCGTTAAGCTATCTCCCCGAATGTGCGTGGAATTATTCCACGCACAATGTTACGGCATTATGCTCCTTAGCGTTTGCTGATGTCCCTGAATATCGATGGGACAGTGCCGTATTGCGGCAATTTCCCGTCCCACTTCTCAATCCACATCTGTTCGAGTACTGCAGGCGTAAGTGCGCGTGTCCGAAGTTCGTTCGCCTTGAACTCCGCCTCGGCAGCTACGATTTTCTTTTCCGCCTCTGCCTGTACCACCTTGACTTCGTTCTGTACCCTCATAGCCTCCTGTACTGCCCTGTTCTTGGCATTTACGGACTCTACGATGGTCTTTGGATATTGCAGACCAGACGTGAGTTGCTCCAAATGGAAATTCTCTTTTGCCAATGACTTGGATAGGTAGTCTTCTATGGACTTCTCTACCTTGTCGCGGTTGGAGACAATCTCGTCCGTGGTGTACTTGTTGAGCTGTATTCGGAAAGCATCCCTAACGTAATTGTACAGCGTTCCATTGATGACCTCGCTAAGTTCCTTACGGTACTTCTTGAATACGTAAGGGCTTTTGCCGTCTACAATCTTCAAGGAGATTGTCGGGTCAATCTTGAACTCGCTGCCGTCCTTTGCGTTGATGGTAAAGGCAGGGTAGTCGACAGTCTGCACGAATGTGGGGTATTCGTATACGGACTGCGTGAAAGGGTTGTACCAAACACGGCCTGTGCACAGCGAAATGTCGTCCACGCCCTTTTCAGAGCCGTACAGGTTTACCAAAATACCCTCACTGCCTGCGTCAATGCGTTCCGTGCAAGAGGAAACCATGAAAACGAACATGGGCAACACAACGCCCAGAAAAAATTTACTTCTCATTTCTTTTGTTTTTTATTTTGTTAATGAAATCGACAAGTCCTGTGAATGACTTTGTCTTGAATGAAATCAGCGCATAGGCGGTTGCGGCAATTACGCCGACAACGTTTAAGGCCGTGTCGGACATGGTAATGAGTTCCGTTACAGCCGTAATGACAAGTAGCGTGAGCAAGGCCCACACTACGAAAAGGAATGTTTTTGCCATGTCTAGTCCTGCGGCTTTTTCCTGCCTTTTGATGAGATAAAGAAGATAGATACCGCCAACACGATAATGCCTATCAAGGACGGCATCCAAATCGGAGCCAGCACCCACCACCAAGACCACGATATGACCTTGGTTAGTTTGAGGATTACAAATGCGATAGCGAGTAATCCAAATAGCAACTTGTTTACATAACTTGATGTCTCGTCTACTTTCATATTTATTATTTTATTGGTTGATTATTTATCATGTTCTCTTTCCGATAACGGAAGTATACCTATCGATTTCAATTGTTCGTAGATGAAAAATTGGCCTATCAAAGTCCATTTATGTCTGTAATTTTCAAATCCGGGTTCCGATTCGCTACAATATCCTCTCTCGAAGAATATCTGGAATGGAATATGTAATTTTCTCCCTTCTCCTTGTATTATTCCTAGTTTCATTAGGTAGAGAGCTATATGTTCATCTGAATCGCGAAAGTAAACGTGATTTAATTCATCCGTGCTAAGCTCATTATTCGGTTTTTTGGCTTTCATCTTAGACATGAGTTTTGAGCAATAGCCGTTTGGATTGGCATTTACCTCTATTTGCATGCGTAGTAGGATGTTTTCCCTTTCCAATCGTGCTATATTATCTTCGTACGAGTGAAAAATATTCATTATATTTCCAAATCCCAACCTTATGTAGTCGTTGTATTCTTTTTGGGATTCCATAAAAGAACCCATGTGTTTTGTTCTTACATCCTTTTCGTTTGGGTATTTGAATTGGTCCTCGTTAGGGCAACACGCTTCTGCGCTTAGCCATTTGTATAAAGGCTTAGCCAATGGGTTTGAGCAGTCTTTGTCTAGTGAAATACCAGCTATAGCATACATTGTGACCTTGGCATTCTCAAGGTCTTCATCGGTTTCTAGTCGAAGATATTCTTTACGTATGTTGCGTGTTACAAGTGACCCTTTAGGGTTTTCGTTCATGGCTCGGCAAACGTCAACCAAATAAAATTTTTTAAATTCATTTATAACACAATATCTTACTACACCGAAAACAGGATGTTTTGTTGTTACGAAAATTTTGTCCCTTTCCTTATCGCTATTATTTCTACACATAATTTCAGGTTTATACTAGTTTTTTATTTCTTTCATATTCCGTTCTATCTTCCTAGCCATGTTGCGCAGCAACCGCGGTCGGTCTTGCTCCGCAAAGCCCTTGGCGTGCGCCTCGTAGAAACTTGCAGCATCCGTGAGGTAGCGCAGTATCGTCTTTACGTCAGTCTTGCAGATTTCCATGATTGAGAAATGATTGTGCCAACTCGTCAAAGTACGCCTCGAATGTCGGTATCTCGTCAGAGGCGGCCATAATCTCGTTGGCGATTGACTTTTTCTTGTGGATGATATTATACAGCGCGTGGTCTATCGTACCGCGCGCAAGCAAATAGTAGCACGTGACGTTGTCCTTTTGCCCTATGCGGTGTGCGCGGTCTTCGCACTGGCAGCAGTCGGCATAAGTCCAAGGGAACTCGCAGAACGCCACGTTTGACGATGCCGTGAGCGTAAGCCCCACGCCTGCCGCCTTGATGGAACACACTATCAGTTGCGCGCGGCCTGCTTGGAAGGCGTCTACCGCGGCCTGCTTTGACGTCATGCTGTCTCGCCCGGTTACGGAGACCGCTTTGGGGAAAGCTTTCATTATCTTGTCCACGACCTCGTGCAGCGAGCAGAAGAGGATTAGCGGCTTGCCGCTTGCAAGGAACGTGCGCACGAAGTCTATAGTCTGTGCAACCTTTCCCACGGACGCCAGGGAGCGCAACGTCATGAACTTCACCAAGGCCTCCATCCGCATCTTCCTGCGTATCTCCATGTCGGTGCATTCCTTGTACTCCGCCAAGTACCTTGCGAGGTCTTCCTCCGCAAGCGTGTACTCTTCCTCGTTGGATATGGAAACGTACAGGTCGCACCTGGTCTTGTCGGGCAACTGGCTTAGGACTTGCCTCTTCTCCCTGCGTATCATGCAACGGGAGTACAACTCCCTTGAAAGCTCTGCCAAGTTGTCCCCCTCGCCGTATTGCGCCATGAACGCCGCACGCCCCCCGAACTCGCTTAGCCTTTCCATGATGGAGAGTTGTGAAACGAGGTCTTCGGGACGGTTAACTACTGGCGTACCCGACAGCAGTATTATGTATTCCTTTCCTACGGATAACCCCTTTGTGAAGATGGTCTGTTGTGCGGATACGTCCTTCACCCTGTGGCTCTCGTCTATTATGATGCTCTTGAAAGCGCGTATGTGTGGGCAGAACGTCACGTCTTTCAGCCTGAACGGCTTGCCTTTCGGGGCATCGACGTCCCACACGAAGAACTTGCGCAGGCTCTCGTAGTTGCATATCGTTACTTGGTGCGTCCCCATGCTTAGGAGGTACGGCCACGTCGTTATGTTGGAATTGTCCAGCACCAGTGCCTTCTTGTCGGTGAACTTCTCGAACTCGCGTTGCCAGTTTATCTTGAGCGAGGAGGGACATACCACCAGGCAGGGGTACGACATGGAGGCGTTGACGATGCCGATTGACTGGAGGGTTTTCCCGCAGCCCGGTTCGTCGCCGATGATTAGCCGCTTGTGTTCCAAGCCGTAGCGTATGCCGTCAAGCTGGTATTTGTATGGCTGCACGCGCAGCCCGTGTCCTGCGGCGTTCATGGATTGTCCTTTCCTCGTTTCCATCCGTTCAGCTCGCACACCCGCGCATAGGCGTCGGAGCGCGAGAAGTAGGTCTCGCCGACAGGCGAGGAGGACGACGTTCCGTCCCCATGCTCACCGTCGTGCCTGTATATTTGGAAGTTGCGCCCTCGTGGGGCGTAGAAGTATTGTCCTTTTTTCATGTTCATTGGAAATGAGTTATTTCTTCGATGAGTTCTTCTCGCGTGTTGCCGCGCAGATACTTGGAAAGCACTAGGTCTATCGTGCGGTTGTAGAACTTCTCGAACTCCGTGTTGTCCATCGCCGCAAACGATATGCTGTGCAGGCTTATGACCGTCTTGTCACCGACTTGGAAAACGTCGTATAGCCCCAAGTCGTACTTGATGAGCCGCAACATGTCGTCTTCGTTACGAACGCCGAGCGCGTTGCAGATGCTTTCGGGCAGGTTGTCGAACGTGAGCCGCACCAGCGCGAAGAACTTCTTGTGGAACTTGTAGTTGCGCGGCCGCGTGACCTTGCATTTCACGATGTCGCCCTCGCGCAACTTCTTCTTTTCCTCATGGTCGCTGTCGTAAAGCGGCACGAGGCCCAGTGGTGTTACCTTGCAATAAATGTCCATGTGCTTTCTTTAAATTCGTATTAACAGAGACACCACCAGCGGAACGCCAGCTCCTCGTACTTCTCACGTCCGCGCGTATAGGTGTCGTCGCCGCGCGTGATGAAATGCTTGAAGACCAGCCCGTTCTTCTTGCTGATGGCGTAGATGAAATCGCGGTCGGACTTGGCAATGTCCATGTACCATGCCCTAGACCTGTCCCAGTCGAAGAAGTCTATCGCCTCCTCGAACTCGCGTTGCGAAGAGGCGAACGTGGTCTTGAGGTCGCCCCCGAAATTGTAGCCGTCCAAGAACCAGTCCCACTTGCAGCGCGTAGGCAGCGTGAAGGAAAATCCGCCATAGTCGAACCCCTGTGCGGCGTTGACCATCGTGCGTTGCGTTGACGAGAGTTCCAGCACCTTTGCCAAGAAGGGGTCTGACAAGGCCTCCTTGTCCAAGGCGCGTTTCATTTCCAAGCCGTGCCTGAATTCGTCTTCGGAGAACTGCTCCCCGTCAACCGTGCGCGCGTAGTGGTTTACGCGTTCGGGTTCGGTGACGAGGGCGTCGACGAGCGAGCCGAAACGGAATGCCGCCTCCTTGTTGCCGAACTGCATTCGCGGATGCAGGGCGTTCTTGAGGGCGGTGAGGTCGGAGTTGCTGACCTCACCGCGGCTGTAATAAGTGTCTGGGTTCTGCATCTCACTTCGCCTTTACTTCATCTTCGTAATAGAGGTGTTCGCTGTTGATGAACTCTGGTGACGTCTTGTCGTTTGCCAATTTTTCGCAGAACGCCAATTGCTTCTTGAATGTTTTTGATAGTTCATCAACGGAGAGCGTGCAGCCCTCCTTGCTCCACCAAAGCCATACTATTTGCATGAACGCCTCTGCGTTCATCGGCACGAGCCTTTTCTTAACGCTCGCTTTGGGCTGATATGCGGGAGCGGCCACTTGTGCAGATGCAAACAGAGACCCCATTTCGGCTTGTTTGGCCGCCATTTCGGCCTGCTTCCTCCTTTCCTCCTCCTGCTTGGCGAG